TCACCGACCCGGACGACACGCCGGAGGTGCCCGTCGATCCCGTCTCCAAACTCGGGGACGTCTGGGTGTGCGGCCCCCACCGCGTAATGTGCGGCAGCAGCTTGGAGCAGACGGCGGTCGACAAACTCTGCGCGAGTCAGGCCGTCGATATGCTATTGACCGACCCGCCCTACAACGTCGCCTACACCGGCAAGACAAAAGAAGCGCTCACGATCAAGAACGACAGCATGGACGACGAGTCCTTCCGCGGCTTCTTGCGCGACGCGTTCGTCTCCGCGGACACCGTGATGAAGGCCGGTGCCGTGTTCTACATCTGGCACGCCGACTCGGAGGGATACAACTTCCGTGGCGCGTGTCGGGACGCGAACTGGAAGGTTCGCCAATGCCTCGTTTGGCGCAAGAACAGCATGGTGATGGGGCGGCAGGACTACCACTGGCAGCACGAGCCGTGCCTGTACGGATGGAAGGAAGGCGCGTCGCATCTCTGGGCGTCGGACCGCAAGCAGACCACCATCCTCGACTTTGACCGCCCGTCGCGCAGCGAGAACCACCCGACCATGAAGCCGGTGGCCCTCTTTGAGTATCAACTCCTCAACAACACCAAGGGCGGCGACATCGTGCTGGACAGCTTCGGCGGGTCCGGCACAACGCTGATCGCCGCGGAAAAGAACGGGCGCGTGGCGCGTCTGATGGAACTCGACCCGAAGTACGTCGATGTGATCGTGCAGCGGTGGCAGGAGTTCACCGGGAAACAGGCCACGCTGGAATCGGACGGGCGCACGTTTGCCGAACTCGGCAGCGCCCGAAAGGCGGCGTGAGGCTAGCCGCGGCTCGTAGAGGTGGGGCGCGTCGGCTGTCCCGGCTCGGGCGCGGACGGCGGGCTGAAAAACTCCACGAACAGGCTTCCGCAAGGGCGTCCCTGCAGGTACTCGGCCTCGGTGCGAAACAGCAGGTAGTCGTAGGCTTGCGCCTCCACAACCGGCCCCGACCAGCGGCGCACCATCGACCGGATCAGTTTCTTTGCGTCGCCAGCGTCAAGGTATCCGCGAACTTTACGCGGCTCTTTCTCGCCTCGCTCTTGTGCCCAGATGCTCGCCATATCCACTCCTCGCTCATAAGCGTCGGTGGCGCACCGAAACCTGTCAACACTAGATTCGATGCGCCACTCGTTGCTTAAGCAAAACCTAACCTCGGACCAACCATGCGCTACTTGGAAGCCTTCTTCACTTTTGCGGTCCGTATCGCTGCGCTCGCAGTCGCGTTCGCCGCTTTCGCTGTCGCCTTCGTTGCCTTCGTCGCGGGGGTCTTCTGCGGCGCAGTCTGCTTTGTCGCCTTTTGGGCGTTCGACTGGGCGTCGCGCTTCGCCTCGCCCGATACCTTGGCAGCCTTGAGATGGTCGAGCAGCAAGTCGCGGTAACCGATCAGCGCCCGGGCGTAGGTGTTGCTCCCCTTGAGCGGGTAAGCAACAAGCCCAGCGACGTCGTTCACGTCAGCCAGCTGGTGAAGCGCCTTCGCGTGGGTGTTGTAGCTGTAATTCCGCTCGCTATTGAACTCCAACATCGGCGGGAGGTTGCCACCAGCTACCGCCTCTCGCGCCTGTGAGAGCAATGTCGACCTCGGCTCCTTGGGCGGCATCGTCGCCGCCTTCTGCGCCGCCATCTTGGCGACCACATTCTGGATCGCCTCAAACGCGCCCTTCGGTAGAACCATTTTCTGTACGCCTGTCATTTCGCTTCCTCCAAGCTGATGGGGCTTCGCCCCGGTTAAAAAACTGCCCGATTGAACTATCCCCGGATTTCCTGTATCGCTTGCAGCCATCCGCTCTCACCGCGATGAGGCTGCGTATGCCCCGGAACCCGCTCTGTGCCTATGGTTATCACGATGGTGATAATGTGGCTCGGTTTCGGGACTTTGGCAAGTCCTAATATCACCGTGGCGATAACCCCTATGCCGAAGAAAACCCGAACCCCCGCCAAAGCCGCCCCACCCGCCCCGGGAGCCGCCGCTGCGCCCCCTGTGGCCCCGGCTCCCCCGCCCCTGCCCCCTTCCCCGGTAGAAAAAAAAGGACCGGCGAACAAGCACGCCCCTAGCCCCCAAACCCGGAACCTCGTGGAGCTGGCAATGCTCAACGACATGACACACGAGCAGACGGCGCAGCTGGTGGGGATCGACGCCAAGACGCTGCGGGTCCACTACGCCGATGAGCTTGAGCAGGGGAAGCTGCGGATGCTCTCCCGCGTCTCGGCGAACCTGTACCGGATCGCGTCGCAGCAGCAGGACATCAAGGCCGCGCTCACCGCGTCGATATTCCTGCTCAAGTCCAAGGGCGGCTACAACGACCGTGCCGCCGAGGCGACTGCCGTCATGGAGTCGGCGGGTCCGGTGCGCTTTACCTTGCGGTTGGGCGACCGCCCGTCGGTGAACTGATGGGCGCGGCGCGAAAACTAGAGCCGGTTGAGGGCGAATACCTGCGCCCGTGGCTCTACGACGCGCAAGAGCGGGCCATCTTTTGCGACGCCCGCTACGGCGTGGTCGAGGCCAGCACCAAGGCGGGCAAGACCGTCGGCTGCATGGCGTGGCTCGTCGAGCAGGCGGTCCTGAACGGCGGCACTAACCGTAACTTCTGGTGGGTCGCGCCGGTGTACCCGCAGGCCAAGATCGCGTTTCGGCGCATCAAGGCGGGATTGCCGGTCGGCAGTTATCTTGCAAACGAGTCCGAACTCACCATCCGTTTGCTCGCGCCTATGTCCACGATCTGGTTCAAAACCGCTGAAAAGCCAGACAACCTCTACGGTGAAGACGTCTACGCTGCCGTCATCGACGAAGCGTCGCGCTGCCGGGAGGACTCGTGGATTGCTGTCCGCTCCACGCTGACGGCGACCCGCGGGCCGGTCCGGATCATCGGCAACGTCAAGGGCCGGACGAACTGGCACTACCGCATCGCCCGCCGCGCCGAATCCGGAGACGACGGGTATCACTATGCGAAGCTGACTGCCTACGACGCCGTCGCGGGTGGCGTTCTGGAAGCCGCCGAGGTCGAGGACGCCAAGCGGCTCCTCCCCGACGCCGTGTTCCGCGAGCTATACCTTGCCGAACCGTCGGACGACCAAGGGAACCCCTTCGGCATCCATCACATCGCTGCGTGCGTCGGCACCATCTCCGAAGATCGTCCCGTCGCCATCGGCGTCGACCTTGCCAAGTCTCACGACTGGTCTGTAGTCGTTGGCATCGACCGACGCGGTGCGGTCTGCGGGTTTGAACGGTGGCAAGGCACGTGGGAAACCACCGAGGGGCGCATCCTGTCCCTTATCGGAAACGTGCCGACGCTGGTAGACTCTACGGGTGTGGGCGACCCTATTGTCGAGCGCCTACAGTCCAAGCGACACAACGTCAGCGGATTCAAATTCACCGCGCAATCGAAGCAGCAGCTGATGGAGGGGCTAGTCCTCGCCATCCAGCAACGGCAGCTTCGAATCCCGGACGGTCTTCTCCGTACGGAACTTGAAAGTTTTGAGTACAGGTACACCCGAACTGGTGCGACATACAACGCGCCGGACGGGCTACACGACGACTGCGTCGTGGCGCTGGCTCTTGCGTGGCAACAGTACCGCGCCGCAGCACCCGATTTGGCGTATGCACGTCCAGACGGCCTGTCGCGGATTAGTCCGTGGGTCAGCGCCGACGAGCGAGGAGAATACTGATGGCAGAAGAAACACGAGAGGCGCTGAAGTACGACCCGAGTGTCATTGGCACGTCGGGCTTGCGTGCGTATGGCGGCTACGTCCAAGAAGAGGCCGAGCGCGACCTGCGTGGCCTCAACGGCTCACGCATCTACCGCGAGATGGCGGACAACGATCCCATCGTCGGCGCGGTCTTGTTCGCTATCACGATGTTGATACGACAGGTCGAGTGGCGCGTGCAGGCGACCGACGACTCGCCCGAGGCCGAAGGGGGAAAGCAGTTCGTTGAGGAGGTCATGCACGACATGAGCGTGTCGTGGAACTCCGTCATCACCGAAATCTGCTCCATGTTCACCTACGGCTATGCGCCGATGGAGATCATTTGGAAGCGGCGTCTCGGCACGGATTCGACGGACCCGACGGGGCGCAGCCTCTACAACGACCGCAAGATCGGCATCCGAGCGTTGTCGCTGCGTGCCCAGAACACGATTCCAAAGTGGGAGATGGACCCGCACGACGGCAGCATCGTCGGCGTGTGGCAGCAGCCATACGACCGCGGCATGGTCTGCATCCCCATCGAAAAGCTGCTGCTGTTCCGCACCTCCGAGGAGCGCAACAACCCGGAAGGACGCAGCGTGCTTCGTAACGCGTACCGCCCGTGGTTCTTCAAGAAGCGCATCGAAGAGGTAGAGGCCATCGGCTTGGAGCGCGATCTCGCCGGACTGCCGATTGCCTACATCCCGTCGAACTACCTGATGCAGGGTGCGGACAAGATCGACCGGCAGGTCGCCGAGGAGTACAAGCGCCTCATCCGCAGCATCAAGCGCGACACGCACGAGGGCTTGGTCCTCCCGTCAACGCGAGACAGCAGCGGCAACCTGATGTTCGAAATCAAGCTGCTCTCGACGGGCGGCTCGCGGCAGTTCGACACCAGCAAGGTAATCGAACGCTACAACAAGGCGATTGCGACCAGCGTCCTCGCTGATTTCATTTTCCTTGGGCAGGGCGCGACGGGCAGTTTCGCGCTGTCGTCAAACAAAACCGAGATATTCGCCACGGCTGTGGGCGCGTACACCAAAGGCATCGCCGAGGTGTTCAACCGCCACCTGCTGCCGCGGCTCTGGAAGCTGAACGGGATGGACGCCGAGTCCATGCCAATGATTGTTCCGGGCGATTTGGAGAAGCCGGACCTGACTGCGCTTGGCGAGTTTGTCAGCAAGCTCACGGCGTCGGGCGCGACGATGTTCCCCGACCGCGAGTTGGAGAACCATCTCCGTCAGGCCGCTGGGCTTCCGCTCGCACCGGAGGAGTCGGCGGACGACGACTTTGCGCCAGACATGGGGGCCATGCCGACGGACGAGCAAGCACCGCCTGTGCCGCCACAGGTTCCCGAGACCGACGGGGAGAACAGCAATGGCTGAAGAAATCAAACTCGTGAAGGGCGATAACCGCCCCTACATCAAACTCAAACTCACCAAGTCAGACGGGACAGCTCTCGACGTAAGCGACGCAGACACCAGCGTGTCCATCCACTTCCGCAGCGTGACAGCGGAGGCGGTGCTAACCACCATCCCTGTCACCAAACTGAACGGAGGTGCGAGTGGAGAAGTGATGTTCAACTTTCCGGGCAGCACGCTTAACGTCGCGCCCGGGTATTACGAAGGCGAAGTAGAAGTGAACTTTGACGGCGAGAAGCAGACGCTATTCGACCGGCTGAAATTTCTAGTCCGTGACCAAATTGCTTAAGGAGAAACAACATGGCTGCTATTACTGACTATCTTGAGAACAAGCTGATCGACCGGCTGTTCCGTGGGCAGGCGTACACCTTCCCGGCTGGCCTACACGTTGGGCTGCTCACCGCTGCTCCGTCTGACTCGACGGGCGGCACCGAGGTTTCTGGCAACGCGTATGCGCGGCAAGACCTCCCGCCGTCGCTGACGAACTGGGCGGGCACGCAGGGTGCGACCACGACGGTGGCGTCTTCTGGCACGACCGGCACGACCAGCAACAACGTGGCGATAACGTTCCCGACTCCGACCGCCTCGTGGGGTACGGTGACGCACTTCGGCGTCTGGGACGCTTCGTCCAGCGGGAACTTGCTCGTGTACGGTGCGCTTAACATCGCCAAGACGATCAACCAAGGCGACACCGTCACCTTCCCGATCTCGTCGCTGTCGTTCCAGATCGACAACTAATCGGGCGCGGGGGCCGCGAGCGTGGCGGTATTTAATACCCCGGTCCTCAACCAAGCCGTCCTCAACGGCTCGGCTGGGGAGTACCACGCGCTCGCGGCGTCCGTCTCGGGGGCCGCGAGTGCTTCCGCGTCCCTTGGTGTTTCAAAGCCTATCGCCGCTGCGGCTACCGGTGTCGCAACGGTTACGACGGCGCTTGCCGTCAGCAAGCCGCTCAGCGCTTCCGTCGCTGGGCTGGCAACCACGACCGCAGTTACCAGCGTCGCGTACAAGGTCGCCTCGACAGCGTCCGCTGTCGCTAGCACCACCGCTGGCCTAACCCGGACCGCAAACCTCGGAGCGACCGGCTCCGGCGTCGCTACGGCGACCAACACCTCGGTTACCCTCGCCAAGCCGCTCGACGGCTCTGGTGCTGCTGTCGCTACCGTCACCGTTCCGCTTGCGGTCATCAAGGGGCTGGGTGCGGCAATCACCGCCTCGGCCTCGGCCTCGGGCAGCACGACGCAAGCGACCCCGCTGATGGCGGGTGTGGCGGCGATCACCAACGTTGGGAGCGCCGACCTCGCCAAGACGGCCCCGCTGGACGGCAGCCTTGTGGCAGATGCCACGAGCAGCGTGT